AAAAAGACTGGATCATTTGATGCACTCCAGTTAATCAGTAATTTAAATACATTTTACACACCATTTGGTACAAACATTTCAAAGAGTGATGTTGTTAAAATATGTATAGATCGAGTGGCAAGCCAATGTGCAAAACTCAAACCTAGATTTATTAAAACCGAAAATGATAAGACAGTAACCGAGAAGAAAGGGAAGCTGTCTTTTCTTTTGAAGTATAAACCAAACGAGATCATGACACCATATGATTTCATATACAAGACGATCACATTACTCTTGCTGAATGATAATGCCTTTGTTTATCCAAAGTTTGATAAGGATTCAGGTGAGCTAAAAGGTATATATCCGCTTAGACCAATCACAGTTGAAATCATTGTGGATAGTGCAGATACTTATTTTATCAAGTTTTTATTTGATAATGGCGAATCATACATTTTACCCTACGATAACATTATTCATCTAAGACGTCATTACGGACAAAATGATATCTTTGGTGGTACTGGATCCACAGGCGACCATGAAGCAATCCTCAAAACAATATCTATCAATGATAGTTTACTTCAAGGAATCGATAATGCTGTCAAGTCTTCTATGCAAATCAAAGGTATCTTGAAAATGAATGGGATGTTATCAGAAACGGATAAGAAGAAGCAACGTGAGTTATTCGATGCCGCGTTATCAGAATCGGTAAGTCTTAAAGGCAGTTCAATTATACCGATAGATTTGAAGTCAGAATACATTCCTTTAGATGTTGATCCTAAATTGATTGATAAAGACACACTTGAATTTTTACAAGCAAAGATACTTGATTACTTTGGAGTGTCAGTTCCAATCTTTACGAACAAATATACAGAAGATGAATATAACTCATTCTATGAGTCAACGATAGAGCCTTTAGCTATTCAACTTAGCGAGGCTTTTTCTTTAGGCTTACTTACGGATAATCAGTTAGAACGTGGAGAAGAAATCATCTTCTATAGTGAAAGACTTCAATACGCTTCATGGAACACCAAAGTGGCTGCAATTGAGAAACTGATGAGTCTTGGAATTATGTCACTCAATGAATCAAGAGCACTGTTAGGATTAGAACCTATTGAAGGTGGAAATAAACGACTTCAATCACTAAACTTTGTCGATGCCGATAAAGCGAATCAATATCAAGTAGGAACGGAGGAACCTAAAGATGAAAATAACAGTTAATGGAAAGATATCAGAAGATGCACTTAAGGTCATCTTAGAAACCCAAAAGAAAAAGACAGTCATCATCGATGATTATTGTAAAAAGGAAAAACTCGAGTCACTTTTTTATAAAGACTCAGAGCTTGAATATGAATATCAAAAACAATCAACCACAAAACCTAAGAAAGTAGAGACTCGTAAAAATGATAAAGGAAACTAGACTCGCAGATGTCACGCTTCATGAAGAAGATGACAAGATGATATTAGAAGGCTATGCATTAGTCTTTAATAATGAAACATTAATAGGGGATGAGGAGTATGGTTTCTTAGAGGAAATCGATTCAAGAGCCTTATCAGAAACAAAAATGAAGGATGTTCCTATGAAATACAATCATATGGATTCCTTTTTAATTATTGCTAGAACTAAGAACCAATCCCTATCACTTACTGTAGATAGTATCGGTTTGAAAGTGCGTGCTGAGTTATTAGACACAAACACAAACCAGGACATCTACAAAATGGTAAGAAGTGGGTTGCTAGATAAGATGAGTTTTGCTTTTACGGTTGATGAGCAAGTATGGAACCGTGAAGGTAGAATTCCAAAAAGAATTATTACTAAGATAGAACGTTTGTATGATGTGTCGGTTGTGGATACTCCGGCATATGATGCAACTAGTATATACGCTCGTTCTTTAGAATCTATGGAGTTAGAACTAAAGGCTATGGAGTTAGCAGAGCAAGAAGAACAATCAAGAATTATCAAAAAACGTATCAAAATTAAGTCACAAATTTAAAGGAGAAAAAATCATGAATTTAGAATTAAGACGAAAAGAAATCGAGTCAAGACTGACTGAGATCAGAGGTCTTGTCGATAATGAAACAGATATTACCACACTTGAAGCATTGGAAACTGAAACAACTGAGCTTCAAGAAGAACGAAGTGTTATTGATAAGAAAATGGCGATTGCAAGTAAAACAGAAATCAAGCCGATTGTTATTGATAACCGTACTAAAGTTGATAAAGAGAAACTAGAACAACGCGCTGCTAGCCTACGTGAAAGTCGTGTCATCCAAGTATCAAGTGAAGAAATCTTGTTACCAGATCATACTGCTTCAGGATTAGCACCAGTTCCATTCGCACAAGTATCAACGCTTGTTGATCGTGTTAATGTGATCAACCTAAATGGTGGAGAAACGTATAAGAAATCATTTGTGAAATCAAACGGTATTGCTGGGACTACACTTGAAGGACAACCGTATAGTGAAACTGAACCTGCATTTGGTTATTTGACAATTTCCAAAGTGAAGATTACTGCGTATACAGAAATCACAGAAGAACTTGAAAAACTACCTGCTATTCCTTATCAAGCAGAAGTATTACGTAACATCAACATCTCATTGAAAAAGAAAATCAGTGAACAAATCTTACGTGGTGCTGGAACAACTAACACATTCACTGGTATCTTCAGTGATGCAGCAGTAGCTCTAGCAGATACAACTCCACTTGAAATTGAAGCAATCACTGATTCAACATTAGACGATATTGTCTTTGCTTACGGTGGAGATGAAGAAGTCGAAGGTGGAGCAGTTCTTATCTTGAATAAGAATGACTTACGAGCATTTGCCGGACTTAAAACGCCAGAAGGTAGAAAAGTCCATTCAATCGATTATGTCAACAAAACAATCGATGGTATTCCTTATATCATCAACTCAAACTGTAAAGCAATCTCAGATAGTAACACAGTGGCTGGGGAATATGGTATCGCTTATGGTGCACTTAAAAACTATGAAGTACCAGTGTTCTCTCCAGTTGAAATCGGTAAATCTACTGATTACAAATTCAAAGATGGAATTATCAGCTACAAAGCATCTGTGTTCACAGGTGGTAACGTAGTCGGATATAACGGATTCCTACGAATTAAAAAGAAAGCTGCAGCTTAATAGTTAGCGCTTGATAACAAAGTAAGAAAGGATTGATCTCATGGCTATACTTGATATCGTAAAAAAAGCATTACTTATCCCCTTGACAGAATCATATGCTGACGATGAGCTCTCTACTCATATTAGTAGTTGCAAAGCCTATCTGACGAGTTGTGGGATCGATCCGACTTATATCAATGACGAATCAAATCCAATGGTTAGTACAGTGATTATTATTTATGTGAAGACATTCTTTGGTTTTAAGAATGATGGAAGTGCAAAAGAACTACCGAAGACATTTGATATGTTGGTAGGACAGATAGCACTAACTAAAGGAGCAGAAGAAAATGTATCCTAATTCACCGAATATATCACTAAAATTACTAACCATTGATTTGGTTCAAAATTCTATTGGTTCTTCAACATACCAACTTATAAACTCAAAAGAAGTTATCGGTATAAACTTTAGTATCACATCAAACGAATATTATGAAAGCAAACGATCAGATATTAGGATTGACATTGCCTTGAAAATTCAAAGTTTCTTATACGATGGTAGCAAGTATGCCGATATTGCAGGAGACATTTATAAGATTGAACGAACATATCAGATTGGGCAGTTCATTGAATTATATTTGAGTAGAACCAAAATCAGAAAGAGTGATATCATTGGTTACGCTTGATGAACTAGGTGTTGCTATTTCAAATATGGTAGAAGAATATGCCGAAGATATTATTGGAAAACTTGAAAAGAGGCTAGATGAAACGGCTCAGGAAATCGTGAAATATATCAGTACCCATGCACCTAGAAGTGGTGGTACGAAACCATTCGCGGATTCATTTATTGCTGAACCAATAGGTAGTGGAATTAATAAGACTATGGTTATCTTTTCAAATGAGAAAGGAAAGCTGACGCACTTACTTGAGTTTGGCTTTACACATCGAAGTGGTAAATATGTAGGACCTAGACCCTTTATGCGACCCGCTTATGATTTACTTACACCGAAGATGCTAGAAGACATCAAATCGATTATTGAAAAGGGTGATAATTAATGCAGGAAAAGTTAGAAGCATTATATGATACTTTAAATTCCGTTTTACCTGGAAAGGTATCTTATGGAACCAGAGTAGGCTTAGAAGATGATTCAAACTATATCATCTATCAGGAATTAAGTAATCGATCAATTGTCTATGCTGATGATAGAGCAGTTGCAAAGGTAGCAACCTTTCAAGTCAGCTTGATTACTGAAAAGAAGAACTTAGGATTAGAAGAACAATTAGAAGCATCCCTTTACTTTATGGGATATGAATTTGAATTATTATCTGAATTTGTCAATGAAGACAGTTCAGTTAACAGAGTATATGAAATCAAACAGGAGGTATTTTAAATGAGTAATAAAGTCACATTTGGTTTAACAAACGTACATTATGCATTAGCAACTCAAGCCGAAGATGGAAGTTGGACCTTTGCTACACCTAAACGTTTAGAAGGCGCACAAGAAATTACAACTGAAGCCATCGGTGGTAGCACACAAGTGTATGCAGATGATAAAGTGATTGCCACATTAGTATCCAATTCAGGATCTAACGTAACACTGAAATTTACAGAAATTGATGATGTGTTCAAAAAGGACATCTTTGGAGTATTGGAAGATACAAACGGAAATCTAGTAGAAGTAGTAAATGGCGAAACAAAGACATTTGCTTTAGGATATGAGATTCAAGGTGATATTAAAGCGAGACGTATTTGGTATTTCTTATGTACGGCTACTCCATCAGGAGATGCGAGTAAATCTAAAGCTGATTCAATTGAAGCAAACTCAATCACGCTAAACATTACAGCTAGACCAATCGAATCTGGAGACAATCTTATTCTCAGAGTAATTGCAGGTGTTGGCGATACAAACTATGCATCATTCCTAACTACTGCACCAGCATTACCTACATTTATTTAAGGAGATAATCACATATGGAAAAGACACTTAAACTGGGTGACAAGGATTATCGCCTTCATTCATCACTATATACGATTATTGACTATCGTAATGTATTCTCAACCGAGTTATTTAATGATATCAAGAAGTTAGAAAAAACGAACATTAAAAAAGAAGATGATATATCGACTGTGATTGACACCATTTTCCGAATTATCTATGTTCTTCATAGGCCTTTCAGCAAACAATCCTACAACGACTTCTTAATGTCATTGGACTTCTCTGTATTAAGTAATCAGAGTGAGTTGGAAAATCTGACGAATACGATAGGTGAAATGCTGGGTACGTTTCAAAACGGATCCACACCCAAACCACCCACAAAGAAATGATGATGTAAACATAACAGCGAACATCATATTCAATCTTGCTCATTTAGGAATCTCTATTGAAGATACAAAAAACTTTGATATAAATACCTATTTTGAGATTGTAGAACTTGAAATGAATGTTATTACAGGGAAACAGTCTTCAAAAAGAGCGACACAGAGTGATATTGATAAATTCCTGTTATAGGAGGTGAATATTAATGGCAGAAACAGTCAAAGGACTAAATATCAAACTAACCCTTGATGGTAAAGATTTAGAAAATGAATTAAACGGAATCAAAAAAGAACTCAAGGAACAGAATAAAGACTTAAGAGCGATTAATACCAACCTTCGATACGATAGTAGCAATCTCGATTTATGGAAACAAAAGCAAACCAAACTAAATGATATCTTGGTTCAAACCAAGAAGAAACTTGAAACACAAAATCAGGAACTTGATCGTGCGAAAAAAGCTGTTCAAGTCGGTGATATGAGTCAAGAAGAATTTAATAAGCTCAAACGAAACGTCCAATATACTGAAGCAGAAATTGCAAAGATGAATGGACAGTTAGAAAAAACATCAGATAAAATCAAGCAACTAAGTAATGCTAATTTCGAGAAAATTGGTGAACTTGGTTCAACATTAACGAAAAGTGTGACGGTACCTATTTTGGGTGCCGTTTCTGCTTTAACCGCTTTTTCAGTAAAGGCTGCATATACTGCTGATGAAATTGGAGACACAGCTGAGAAGATCGGATTATCTGCTGAAGCATTTCAAGAGTGGAATCATACTGCGACCATTTTAGGTGTATCTACCGAAAGAATGGAACGTGCGTTTGTAAAAGTTAATGGGATTCTTGGAGACATTGCAACAGGTAATGGAGACAAGTATGCTGAAAGTTTGGCATTGATTGGGTTATCACTTGATGATCTAGAAGGAAAAAATACCGATGAAGCATTCAATCTAATCCGTGATGCCTTAAGTGAAGTAGAAGACGAAGCTGTACGACTGGGTGTAGCTAATGACTTATTAAGTGAAAGAGTAGCGGCTGACATCATTCCGGTTCTATCAAGTGAAGCATCAACAATAAATGATTTAAAGAACGAAGCTAGAGAACTTGGTATTGTTACAAACGAACAAGCAGCTCAAGCAGGGGAGTTTACCGATGCCCTTGATCGCACCAAACAAGCAGTCTCAAGTTTGGGTATTGATCTAGCAAGTACACTCTTACCAGTTATCCAGGAACTTATTATCAAAGTCAGAGACAATGTAATCCCTACATTGAAAGACTGGATTGATAAATGGAACAACATGGATTCAGGGACAAAGAAAATCATTGCTACTTTGACTGGACTCGTAGCTGCTATTGGGCCAGTGTTATCCGTTGTAGGTAAAGTTGGTCCTCTTTTGAATGCAGGATCTATGGCACTTAAGGCTGTAGGAACATCAGGTATATTTGCTGGAGTGGGAATAAATGCAGCTACATTAGGTATTGGGGCTCTCATTGCCATATTAGCAGTAGCCTTATTTCAAAGTGAAGAGTTCAAAGCACTATTAGGAAGACTCATGGAAACGTTCATGCAGTTACTTCCTCCAATATTAGCAATTGTGGATAGTTTGATGACAGCCTTACAGCCAATCCTAGATGTGATTATTAACTTAGTCGTTATGTTATTAGATATACTGACACCCATACTTGAAATAATTTTGGACCCACTGATAATGCAAATTGAAATGTTCGCTCAAATACTAACTATCTTAGCTCCTTTAATAACAACAATTGGAGAAGTTCTAAATGCAGTATTAGTACCTGCAATTGAAGTTTTAATGTTTGTATTAGAACCTGTATTAAATATTGTTCAAAAGATTGTTGAATTTATCCAAAAAATATTCGAGTGGATTGGAGATTTGCCGTCGAAAATAGGTGACTTTGGCGGCAAAGTAAAAGATACTTTTTCAAGTGTAACTGAGGGTATTTCGAATATTGCAAATAAAGTAACCGATGGTATCAGTGATTTTGCATCAAATGCAGCTGATAAAGTCAGTGGATTCTTTGGTGGTATTGGAGACTTCTTTGCTGATACATTTAACTTAAAAGGATCGAGCACAGTTAACAATTCAAACTCTAGTTCATCAACAAGCAATACAAATAACATCACGATTAATACAACATCACCAACCTTTGATGTGGATTCCATCAATAAGGCATTAGGAGGTAGCGTGATATGATTAGACAATTTTATCTAGAAAATGAATATGGTGATATCTATTATTTCAATCATAAGAATCAAACGCTTATCTCGCAAGTTAGTGGTCTGGGGTTTTCTTTAGATATGAAGTACTTAGAGTATAGTCGTTTTTACTCTCGCTCCGAATATAATA